ATATACGAATCCTAAATCTACACGATCAACCCAAATACCACATTCATTATAAAATTGTATTGTTTTTCCATCTGCGAATGCCTGCACAAGTGGCAGAAATTTATGTGCGTCTTCTTTTTTCATAATTCGTTGTACGCTATTTCTTCGATTTCGAGTAGTTTGTTCACGATTCTGTGGGCAACTGGCAAGGTCATAAGCGAGTTTTTCCCTTCTGGGAATTCTGCGCCATTGAGTTTCATTACCCACATGCTTGTTTCGATGATGTCATCGATGTCTGACTGGTCATCCCAGAGTTCTAAGGTGATTTTCATGCTTGTCCCTTCGGTTTATCGTCATCTTTAATAGTCATCTTAAATCCAGTAGCAGCAGCTTTGTGGTAAACTACAATGCCTTCAGGATTCATGTATTCTGGTGCGGCTACGCTCCCGCAAATTCTGAGTAGGTCTAGTTCTTTTTCCGCAACAAATGTGCTAAATAGCCCTTCATAAAGTACGGGAACCACTTTGCAGCAAGCTGGCGCGTGTTCGGTGAATTTTGGTTCTGCCTTTGGATTGTCTTGCTCGATTAAATACGTTGGCTTGTCATGCTCCACCCAACGGCTTGCATTGAAAAGCGAGAAGAACCGCTCGCCGTTCTTGTAGCCATAGCCTCTTTGAATTCCGCTGCCCCACCACTCGCCAAAGTGATGGCCTTCGCCTAATTTGAATAGCTCAGACGAGTGGTCATACACCCATTTGGCAAAGCCAAAGTTATCGTCCATCGGCGTAATCCAGCGAGTGCGACTTCCCGCCCACATCCCTAATGTCCCTTCTTCGTAGAATGCTTCAGCGATACAATTTGGATCTGATCCATCTGAAGGGCCAATATAGATACTGGCGTTCGTGCCGTCGATTTTTTCAGTAATGATGCAGTCGCGTCGTAGGCGAGCCATCTTTGGGAATGGTTTGAATTCTAGTGTGTTCATATTTTTGGTGGGTAGTTATCGTCATCATTTCCTCCAACTGCTGCGTGCCACAGAGTAGCCGTAACTAATGCAGCGAAGATCCAGATTAGGGCAAATGTTATTACTTCTTTCATTGTAGTTTTTGTTTAGTGAGAAGGTCAGCGAGCATGATTCTCTACCTGCGTTTCCTCGTTTATCAGTCGAGGCGACTTCGATCGAGTCTATCGCTGTTTGTGGTTAGGGTTTTTCGTCGTACCTCTCGTCGTCGTGCGAATCGTGATCCGGATCGTCCTCGTCTGGATCTGGTCCAACCTCGGCAGGCCCATCGCATAAGGGACAGAGTGATTCTGGATCGGGCCAATTTGTTGACCCGCAAAGTGAGCATGGGTGTTTCATAATTTCACGGCTTTCATGGCCTTGTTGAGTAGCTTCCTAAATTCCAGTTCGTCCTCATAAAGTTCTGCTGCACGTTTTATGTGATGCAAGACGACGGTGTGATCTTTCCTCCCGATTGATGTCGCGGTGCGCTGTAATGACCAGTGTGGGTAGATACCACGGATCACGTTGGTGTAGATGATTCGCGCCCAGGCAACTTCCTTAATCCGACTGTGACCCAAGATGCTGATCGATGACACGCCGCACACATCGGCGATCTTGTTCAGAACATCTAGGTCGCGACTGATCAATCCATCCTTGGTTCTTCTTTCGAGTTCCCGCATGAGATCTTTCGAGCTGTATCTTTCAAGGCTCATTTGATCCTCCTTCCGTATTCAGCAATCAGCAGCGCGTCTGCCGTCGAGTGGATGATCTTCAGCGTTGGAAACAGCTCCTGCGCTCGGCGTTTGCTGACGTTCTTGTCACCCTTGGTCATGCACCCAAGAGCCTTCTGCCACGCTTGTGGTCGAATGCGCTCGAAAGGTATGCCGCAGGCAGTCAGAGCCATTTCAAGATGGCCGAAACCATTGCCGAAAGTGAACGCGCTCTTGACTCCCATTTGAGGCGATGAATGCACTTGCTCAATGTAAGCTCGGCAATTTCCATCGTAACCCACGCTAAAAGAATTAAGCAATTCATACAGATCCTGCAAAGTCTCCGGCATTTTGTCAGCATAGGCGTCACCTTTTTCGTCGATTACGGCGATTCCGCCATTTTTTCCCGGGTCGATTCCGATTGTGATCATGCTTCCAAAATGGTTGGCAGCACGGCCTTGCGGCGCTCTGCGTAGAATATCAGAAACCGATCCAACGCATCAGAGAGTTGCTGGGTATACTCATCGCGATCCACCCGGATAATGAATGGATTCATGCCAGGACAATAGGACATGAAATACCAGTGTTTCAGTCCAGTGACCGCCATCGAGCCATGCACCTGGGCGCGGTATGCGTCCGGCACCTTGTTCTCGATGTGGTACTTGATGTGGTTTTTCGCTAGTGGGCATTTGATCTCTAACCCTGCGATCCACTTCGATGAGTTCGGATTGGTCACCAGTCCATCTGGCGAGCATCCGATGACTCCATCGTCCCTGGTGATGAATCCAACCTCGCTCACTTCAAGATCCATCGTCTCCGCGAATAGATCACGCGCTTCTGGCTCCAGCTCGTTGCCGCGATCGGTGTGCCGGTTACCTTCAAATGCGATCTCGTCTGGCCGGACGCATTGGCCGATCAGCTCGATTGCGAAATCCTCCCATTGCGACGAGTCCTTGCCAGTGGCAGTCAGGATGCGAGAGAACTGCGATGCTGTCGGCCTGCCTGAGCGAGCGCGAAACCACTCCTCGGACTGCTGTATCATGTGAGGGTGAATGATCATAGCCAGTCCTCCCATGCTCGTTTCGCCGCAGCCGTGAATCCATTGGCCTTGGCGATGTTCACTTGAAAGCGCAGACTCTGCCTTGCCTCCTTGAGTTGTCCAAAGATCCGCCTTCCGATCTCACGGAATGCCGCAAGTTCCTCGGCTGCATTCTCCGGCGGTGGAGTTGCCGCGATCAGGTCGATCGCTCGATGTGCTTGTTCCTCAGCGGTCATAGTAGTTCTGGTTCAATGGCGTCAGCGTCAAATCCGGCGCTTGGCTGTTCTTGGATTTCTTCCTTCACAACTTCCAACTTCGCAAAAGGATTGATCGGAGTGTCGAGCTTGGTGACCTTCGGCGTCACGTTTCGCATTCCGCCGATGTCACGCGCTTCGTCTTCGTCATGGATTCCGCCGATCCCAAATGCCACGCGAATCGCCTGGATCATTGCCTTGTTGCGAAGCATGCGCCTCGGCATCGTCCTCCACGGATCTGTCTCGCGTTTGCATTCCTCGAAGTATTCAGTGATTACTACCGGGTGAGAGCGATCCTTGAGATGGATCGTGCAGGTTGCGTGGGTTGGGTTTTTATCATCGCCGAATGTTGCGACATCCATGCCATCGAAGTTCGGCTGACGGTTGGCGATCTTCAGCCAGCCGTCGATTCCAACCATCGGAGTGATTCCGCCACCCTTTTTCGGGAATGCGTACAGCTCCTTTAGCAGTGGATTGAGTTGATAGGTGTTGGCTGTTACGACAAGCGCCAGCAACTCCTCGTCGGTCGCGCCCTTGAATACAGTGGCTTTCAGTGTAGCCAGCAGCTTGGCAGGCTCGACACTGATGTTCTCGGCCATGACAGCCAATGCGGATGGTTTATGTGGTGTGATTTCAGTTGTGCTCATTTTAGGTATTGGTTGATTATTGGATAGAGAAAATATCCGATGGTGACGAGTGATCCGCAGATGACCGCGAGGCATATTGTCAGTATCATTGATTCGATGTGATTCGCATCCTCTTGTAGGTAGTCGAGTAGCGCTTCGCGCCTGCGATCGGCCTCGGCTGTTTTCTTGAGTAGCTCGATGTCGGCTGCTGGTTGATTACCGAAGCACGGCACCTTTTCGCGGTAGTTGATCTTGTCGCTCATGACATTGAGTATTGGGCAAATCGCTTGCCGTTTTTCTTGGCGATCTTCGTGGTGATCTGATGGCCGTCAGCGCGGAGATCCGAGATCCGTGCCGCGAGGCGCAGACATCCGAATTTTTCGAGCGCGTCGATGGGGGTGATTGCTCTACCTTTCGAGAGAGCATTTAGTATTTGTATGCTTTGCGATCTTGTTGTTTTCATGTTTTTGCTAGTCTGAAAGTTTCCAACATTGTCTGGCTCAACTTCCTCAAATTTTTGCCAGTCCAATGTTGGGATTTTTCCGCTTTACCACTCGGCAGGCGGGAAGGTTTAGAAAAGTGATAGCTGGCTTTTTGCGTTCTTGAGATTTTGCACTGCTTGATTGAAATACGATTCTTTTAGCTCGCTTCCAACGAATCGTCGATTGAGTTCCAGTGCGCAATAGCCTTCGCTTCCGATTCCTGTGAATGGCGAATAAACTAAGTCCCCCTCATTGCTCCAAAGCTCGATTGCTCTTTCAATAACGTCAAGCTGCAATGGGCAAATGTGGCGTTCGTCTGCATGATCTCTGGCGCCGTCCTTATTTAGTACCCGGCCTTGATCAACCGTCATCCAAACTGGTGACGCGACTTCCTGCCACCAATCTACTGGATACCGAGATGGATCTTTAGTAATTGGATCTTGGTTTTCTCCAGGCGCACGGAAAACAAGTAAATAGTCGGCACAACCAACTCTCGAATCCGAAGAATCAGCCTTGAGTGTTTTGTAAAGCAATCCATGAGCTTTGGTTCTCTGCATTTCGGTTACAGGTGATTTCCAAATGCAGATCCTGGAATGGAATGCGAAGTTATGCTTCCAGAACATCCGAATGATTTCCCCAGAGAAATCTTGAAATTCGATCTTGCCGTGCTTCCATTTAGTAGAAAGCAAGTCAACGCAATGAACTGCAACTTCGCGCCCAGGCTTAATTATTCTTGCGATTTCAGCAATCAGTATTTCAAAATGTAATCTGAATTCATTAAGATCGGCACAATTTCCCATGTCTTGAAGATCATCCGAGTATGTAAAAAGATCAGCAAAAGGCGGAGAAAACACTGAGAATCCGATTGATTGATCCTCGATATTCTTTGCGACTCGGACGCAATCTCCGTGATGAATTTCCCATCCGTCTCCAGTAGTTGTATTGATATCTGTTTTCATGCGAATTTGTTTTTGTGATTGATTCTTGAATGCAAGAGCTGCAACTTTCATTCGTTTTTGCATCTCTTGATGCTGCTCCATTTTCCTTTTAACTGTTGCAAGGATCACTCCTTCAGTCCGAGCCTGAATAATGTATGCGTTCACAGGCATTGTTTGCCCAAATCGATACGATCTACGCAAGGCCTGATAGAAGTCCTCAAATGAATAAGAGAGTCCGACAAAAGCCACGTTTCGGCAATGCTGCCAATTCATGCCAAATCCGCAGATTGATGGCTTTGATATCAGCACTCTTGTTTTGCCATCAGTAAAATCGCGAAGACGCGACTCCTTTTTTTCTGGCGTATCACTTCCTCTGACTTCAACAGCGCAAGGTATCATTGATGAAAGAGCATCAGCTTCTACGTTAGTGTTACACCAAATGATCCACGCTTCGTCCGATTCATTAACCATTTTGGCAACTGCTTCTGATCGTGATTCGGCAGTTTCACGCAACTCTTTATGCATCGTTGTTGCTGATAGCGTGGCGTGCTTAAAAAGCTCGTCACTTCCTTCTGGAGCAACTTCGTCAACATCAACAGTTATGGTTTCAAGGTTCAACGCTGGCAACAGGTATCCATCATCATCAAATCCAATATCAGATGGCTTTCCAATGCATGCGGCCCAGCTTGCTACCCATTCCCAGAATTCATTCTCCGCATGCTTCTTCAATCTCCAGTCGCCAGTGTTAAATGTATCGTTGATGAAAAAAGTCGATAGCATTTGCGCTGGAGTGCATATTCCTAGGAAATCGGCATGCTGTCCGAATTCGGTGTAATCATTTGGGCTTGGTGTTGCGGTACAGCATAAGCGATACGGCGTTTGAGCAAATCTGGATGTGAGTCTGATTCTGGTTTTGCCTGTGAAGTTTTTAAGGATGCTTGATTCATCTAATACCACTCCACTAAATTCAATGCCATCAAACAAATCAAGTTTTTCATAGTTTGTGATATTGATTCCAGCTTCAATCTCATTGCCTGATTTTGCTATTTTTGCATTGTATCCAAATCTTGATGCCTCGGCTAGTGTTTGACTTGCAACTGCGAGAGGCGTGAGTATTATCACCGATCCTCCTGTATTTAGTGCAACTTGATGCGCCCATTCAATTTGCTGAATAGTTTTTCCAAGTCCACATTCCTCAAATAATGCGGCTCTGCCATTTCTTATCGCCCATTCGACAACGTGCTTTTGAAATGGAAACAGTGGAGCTTTGATTTTTATTGGCTCAAATCCGCACGATGCAAGACGTTTAGTCTTTTGAGAGATAAATTGATCATATTCTTGAGTTTTCATTGGTCAAATTTCGCTACGATTTCCTTGGTTAGGATGATGCCGTTGCCTTTTGCTGGCGCCCACTTGTCTTCCCGGTGCGCCATCATCGAAACTGCGTAAATATCCTTTTCTCCAAATGGGAGAATCCTGTAGTATTGTCCTTTTAGTTCATGCTCTACAAATTGAGATCCGGTGATCATGTCCTTACGGACAATGACCCTTGGATTGGTTTCTAGAGTTCGGAGTTTAAAGAATTTTCGAGTTATCATTTTGTGTTTGAGAATGTGGCGGATTTTATACCCCGGGACCGCCATCCGGTTTTTGCTATGCTGCGCCAGGCCTCGCCGCGCCAGGCCATGCCACGCCTCGCCTGCCTCGCCTTGCCTGGACTCGCCGCGTCGTGTCGTGCCTGCCATGCCTGGCCTTGCCGTGCCCAGCCAGGCCTTGCCTCGCCTGCCTTTCCGAGCCTTGCCGTGCCTAGCCCTGCCCCGCCTGCCGCATTTTAGCCTAGGCAAAATGTTCCCCATCCCATGCCTGCGGATGACTTGCTGTCTGGTCGGCCTTCGCCAATGCCAACTTGCGCTCCAACTCTTGCCATTAAATTGGCGACATCGGTCGAGGAGAATTGATCGGCGTCGTATTGAACGCGCACGTTCGCGGACCACGGCCAGTATTTCGCCCGAGTACGGACATCGCAGACGCCAGTAGCGTTTCGCGTGTGATGGGTGCAAAGTTCCGGTTTGCCTTTGATCTTCACCAGTGGCACTCCCTCGTCGGCATCAAATCCATCCGCCATCACCGAGATCGAGAGCTTTGCGAGAGTCATCTTGAAATTAACGAGTCGGCATGCCGAGATCATCGCATTGCGGAATGATCCAGCCGGAATACCATTCCAACCTTCGTCTGAGATGTGCTGCGCTGCCTTAAATTCAGCCTCGTAGTCACGCGCCTTACGGTCCTTCTTGTTCTTGGCTTGTGAGCCAAGCGCCATCTTATCCATCAGCTCGCCTTTCTTGGAGAATCGGAGCTGGACGAATGGAGCGGTTCCGATGATATTGAATTCCGCCACGTGCATTTTCGGTGCGGTAATTGATACGTTTTCGACTTCTGATGTGACTGCTTTTGCAGCCTTTTTTGCTGTTTTCATGTTAGTATTGGTTTTTGTGTTCTAAGAAAATTTCCGGCTATTTATACCCCGCTCTCCGGTCGCGGTTTGTGCTATGCCCCGCCGCGCCTCGCCCGGCCCAGCCGCGCCGTGCCAGCCTTGCCTGCCGTGCCTGACCGCGCCCTGCCACGCCCAGCCATGCCAAGCCTGCGTTGCTCATGCTTCTAGGAGATTGATTTCGCGGATGATGTTAGACACCTCCACTAGGGTTGAGTATTTATTGCGAAATGCCGCAGCATCACGCTTCGCGCACTGGAAGAGTTGCTTCCGATACTCATCGACGCTCAGAGCTTCCGAGAGTGTGACATAGACGCCGCGCTCCGGCTGGTCTTCCTCCTCTTCGCGCCGAGGCTCCACATTAACGTAGGCTCGGACGCTGACTGTGCGTTCGGGTGATTGCTCGTAGGACACCCGGATTTTGCGGATGATCGTTTGCGCCTGGATCAGGCGATAGTTCTTCGCGGCCTCAGTATCGTCCCAGCAGAATAGATGATGGATTGGCGAGTCCTTTGGATTCGCGCTTTCAAGAACGAGATCCGGGGTGATGCGTCCGCCATTGGCCGCTGCTAGGTTTGCGATGTATTCGGATGTGGTCATGGTTTGATGAGGTGAGCGAGGATCGAGATTGAATAGAGCGCTGGAATCGCGGCCATGACTCCGACCCAGCTCGCGACCGAATAGAGCCATGAGTTGCCGATGGTACGGAGTGCTGGGATCAGCAGGATACTTGCGATGATGACTGGTAGGTAGATCATATTGGTTTGGCGTTGCGTCCTGCAACTGCCGTCACAATGACTCGCAGAAACCATATCGCAATAAAAATCGTCTTTCAGAGTGATTTTTTATTTTCACCTCAAAAGACGATTTTTCTTGACGCTGGATTTGACCCTACACTCACCGAGTGTAGTCACACCATGAACCGTATCACCGACCGAATCTTGCTCGCGTGCCTGCGCTTCCGGTAGACCCCATCCCCTTCCCTGGCTCCGTCCGAATTCGTGTTGCCCTCGATCGTCTGCACGATCCCATCCTTGCCAATGTCACCGACCGCGATGCCGATGTGGGAGAACGTGAAGATCACAATGTCGCCGCGCCGGATGTCGTCCTTGTGTGGCTTGTGGAGCTTGACCGAGTTGTCCACGCTCCGGCACCAGTTCTCAAAATCCCATGCGCCGGCAGTCTCTGGCCTTGGGAATGTGTATTGCTCGCCACCCATCGCCTCACGGATGCACCAGCAGACGAATGCCGCGCACCACGGCCACGGCCCGACAGGGAGCCATGTGGCGCGTTGGTATTCGGCGATCTGCTTGCCGGCATTGGCTTTCGTCTCCCGGACACCGACTTGCGACTCCGCTGCTTTGGTAAGGCGCTCGGAAATCATGGCTTGCGGTAGAGGTTGGTTAGGCGACTATCGATCGCAATCTTTCGCTTGGTGAGCAGTCCTTGTCCAACTAATCGATCAAGCTGCTGCTGTGCAGTGCTGCGATTGATCCGAGTCTTTACGACATACTCAGCCAGCGTAAATTCATCTGCCATTCGATCATGTGGCATGCACTGAGCAATTGCAAAATCGAGTCCAGAGAGTGCTTGTTTGGTGGTGGTTTTCATCTGGTAAAAATGTGGGAATTTTTTTCCATATGGGTGACAACGTATCAAAAATGGTACGAAAAATGAGTATATAAACAGAAAATCTGCACATCTTCACAGAATCCCCATCGGCGAGATCCACTGGCTAGCCTCCTCGATGACGTGCCAGGCATTCCATGCTCCAGTTTTACTGTGGATCATGCCGTAGAGCCATCCCTTGCGCCACGCTAGCTTCGCAGGCGTTCTGTCAGCGTAGGACATCTTGCTGATGTCTGCGAGGCATCCAACCGAGTAGGATGCCTGGGCGTCGATGTGCCTCGCAACATAGGTGTCCGGCTTGTGGACATGGCCACAGATGCTTGGTCCCCAGTTCTCAAAATGCGCCTTTGCAGGGTAAATTGTTGCGCGGAACCCATGAATGAGTTTTGGACCACCTTCCGGCATCTGAAGGTAACGCGAGACGTGATACGGCACCCATTGGATCTTGCGCTTCTTGAATTCATTCTCGGACGCCTCAGCTAGTTGCGAGCATCGTTCGCGCATGACGCCATCGGCGCAGTGCGTCGAATGCATCCAGATCCGGTCGTCGTGATTGCCAAGCGTCAAAAAATGCGGCTTGTACTCGTCGAGAAACTCGATGCCTGCCACATAATCATCCGCAATGCCGTCGGCTTTCTCCTCCTGCGAGGCGCCTTTGCGGAGCGGTGAGAAATCCCAGAGATCACCCAGGTGGATGCGGTGATGTGGTTTCCAGTCATCGACAAAGTCCAAGAATTTTTTCTTCGACTTCTCGCAGACAAGTGAGCCGTGAGAATCCCCGCAGACAACGAATTTTTTCCAGCTCATAGCTTGTTGAGTTTTGCCATCAGTGCGTCGACCGCCGGCAGAAAGATATGTTCAATAGCTCGGACAATTGGTTCCTCCTCGATCTTCTTTGCCCATGAATGGCCGGCAATGGACAGGGTGGCGTGCAGCATCTCGTGGCGGATGGTATCAATCAGGATCACCCTGTTTTTCAATGCCTCTTCCGAGATCCAGATTTCCCGACCGTCGAAGTGCATCATTCCCCAGTTTTCCATTTTCTTGATTACGATGCGGAATCTGATTCCGCCAATCATCACCGAAGATGGAACTGAGCGCCTTGGCATCTAGCTTCGTTTGAAAGCGTTGATGAGTCCGACGAGTGCTGTGCCACCAGCGATGATCGCAGCGGCCTGCGCAGGTTGCAGGATAATGCCAAACGCAGTGGCAATTTGGATGATGCCACGCCAAGTGGATTCCATTTTGAGGTATTCGGTGATGGTATTCATTATTTCGGATTCTTGAGGATTATGAGCGCCTTGATCATATCGTTGATCTCAACGGAATGATCATAGTCACTTGAGATTTTTTCGAATGATGGATGCCGCGGAGAGAACTGAGACGATGATGCCTGAGAGTAGAGCTATGGTTTGCAGCCAAGGATTTAGATCACCCGGGAGCGTGGCAACAATGCTGGCAAGTGGCGCAGTCACGCCAACGATGCCTTTACCGGCGAGTGGTAGGTTATCAAGCGGGTTCATCGGCAGCTTCAGCAGATTGGATAGTTTCAGCAATTGCTGAAGGAACGTATTTTACGCTTCCGTCTGGTTGCGGTTGGAAGATCGCAAGATCAAACGCAGGAGCGGTGTGGTCAAGCTTGGCTACGCTCAGTGCTGCATGGAATGCAGAGTAAGCGGTCAGCGCAGGCACTGCATTCTTGCCAAACACGTCAAACACTGCGGAATCAGCAGCGAGTTCGTGTAGTTGCTTGAGGCGAGCTTCGACGAATGAGATTGTGTCGGCAGTGATCTGCTCGATCTCAGCGGCAGCGCGGAAGGCGGGAGTGATTGATGTGTACATGGTTAACGCTTGATGAATCGTAGGTAACTTCCAGATAGAAATCTTGCTGCGTTGGCAGCATCAGTTGTTGTTCTCTGTTTCACTTGAGGAGTTAATATAGTTGATGCCGATAACGTGAATGTTCCTTTGACTAAAACTGCACACGCCTTATTCGCAGCATCAGCATGGGTAACGAAGCAAACAGATAAAACAGAAGACCCATTTCTTAGCGTCGTCTGAGTCGCTGCCTGTGATCCATTTGCTGAAATGTTTGCAGTCTTCATTACTTGGATTGAAACAGCAGTATCATTATTAGCTGATAACTTAACATTCAATTCAACGCCACCAGTTGCACTAGCAGTTAATCCAAATAACGATGCATCAACTTCGTATGTTCCAGCAGGAAGAGTGATTGTCTGAGATCCATCAACATAGGTGGTGCTGCTAGATGAAATATCAGATGTAAGAAAAAGATTGTATGGTGTGCCATAGCGAGTATCTGCATCACCAAGCGTGATCAAATCAGTCGATGCTGGCGTACCAGTTACGTTTACCGCTGTTGGGCGAGCGGTGTTCGTGAATGCTGCGGTTCCTGATACGGTTGTAGCACCTGTAAAAGTTGGCGATGCGGTTGGTGCTGCGCCACTGACATCAGCAACAGTAAGCGTTACTGCACCAGTGCGGCCTGCCACTGAAGAGACTGGTCCTGCTGGTCCCTGCGGCCCAGTTGCACCTGTTGCCCCGGTCGCTCCAGTTTCACCAACTTGACCAGCGATTGCAAAGTTCCAAGCATTGTGGGAACCACTTCCAGCTACCAAATCGACCGTGATAATCAAAGTCCCACCACCAATGTAGTTAGCGTAACCTTCCATCCAATAGGTAGGAGTGGTTGAATGAATAGCACGAATTCGCTGCCCAGTAATAAACGCACCCGCATTGCCTCCGGTCAGCGTGAAAGTCTTAACGCCAGTGCCGATCGTTATGTTCGATGTCGAAGCGATTCCAGAGTATCCAACTCCTGTTGCACCAGTTGCACCAGTAGCACCAGTCGGACCAGTAGTGCCACGCGCAGCCACATTTATAGCTGCGGTCATCTGCTCCGATCCGCTTGTCAGCGTGGCAGTGATGACTTCAGAGTTTGCCTCGACTGATGCGGTGACTATTTCGGCCATGTCTTAATCGTTTAGAATTTGAATCGTTCCGACCAAGTATGTCTTAATCGACCCGCCAGAATCCGTTGTCTCGATGTTCCAGTATTGAGTGCCAGGATCGAGCGGAAATGGCGTGATTGGATTGACGGTGAATTGCCAGTTGGCCGCAGAGGTGATCGAGATGTTTCCGCCTGTGCTGGTTAGTGTGAGCGTGTCGGTATCTCCTGCGGCATCGTGGAAGATCATACGGACGCTCGTTAACGAATCAGCAAGAGCGGTGCCGCTCGATGATAGACTCACCGAGATGCCGTCCCATGTATCGCCACGGACGATTGGTGGCAGCGTGATCTGTGCAGGTCGTGCCATGATTAGGATTGTGCAAGCACCGTGAATGTGAATTCAACAGCAGATGGTGCAACTGGTGGATCTGAAAACACAAAATTTCCACTAGCAGTATATCCATCATCATAAGATTTAAGAAACTTTCCCGGAGAAAGATCGTTTGTTGAAGCGGTATATGGATCTGCAAAAGTAACCTCACCAGATGAAAGAACAATCAATTGTGCATAAATCACGCCCACGCTTGAAAGCGTATTCCCCTCAAAATCTTTGCCATCCCCATCAAAGAGTTTTACTCCAGATGTGGCCACGCCTGCCGTAGTATTTGCTGACGTTGGAGCTGCGGTGATGCCTGTGCATGTGCCATTGGCAAGTGCGATGTTAAGAGTTGCGTCGTTGGCTGAAAAGACTGATAGCCCACCAATCGTCGCTGACGATCTAGTCAATGAAATCCCGGTAGTTGTTCCACCGACTGAGAACAGTGCGGCAATCGCTGTATTGGCCGCGAGCGCAGTTCTGGCCTTGCCTGCCCATGCCGATGCGGTATCGCCTAGAATAACTGGAACAGAGACAGTGAGCGGTGATCCAGCAAGCACCGAAGATGTCACTGTCACGCTTGCATTGCCAGATGCCGTAATCGTGCCGGCAGCAGTAGCAGTTTCGACCTGAGCTGTTCCTGTGACAAATGTCGTCGCCGTGCAAGTTCCGTAGACTTGGCTGATGCTGAGCGTCGATGCAGACCCAGCCATGACAGCTCTAAGCGAGTAAATGACATCGGCATCAGCAAAGCGATCTTGAGTTTGAGCGACTCCAACTTCGACATCATTGAAGACGTTTGTGCTGGTTGGCGTGGCCGTTGATCGCAGGCCGTAGGAGAGAATTGACTGCGTGAGATCCATCAAGGATCGCGAGATGTCAAAAGATGGT